CCGGGTGTATGTGTATCGCGAATATTATGAACGCAGAGTGCTTTCCAGCGAGACGGCACGGCGCATCCGTCACCTGACGGGAAAAGAAAAGATCGCATACACCGCCGCCTCGCCGGACGCATGGCAGTGCCGCGGCATGAACGCAAGCGACGATTTGCCGGGTATGAGCATTGCGGAGGTGTTCGCCCGCGGCGGGGTGCCGCTGGTCCGCGCGGACAACACACGCATCGCCGGCTGGCAGCGCGTGCGCGAATATCTTTCCGACGCAGACGACGCGCTGCCGAGGCTGATGATCTTCCGCACATGCGAAAACCTGGTCCGCACGCTGCCGATGCTCACGTTTGACGAACATTTTACCGAGGACGTGAGCGGCACGTGCGAAGATCATGCGCCGGAGGCGCTGCGGTACGGGCTGATGTCGAGGCCGGTCAGCCCGCAGCCGAAGCCGAAGCCGAAGGCGCGCGCTTACGACCCGTTCGCGCTTGAAGAACCGCGTGCGGACGGATTTACGAGACTTTGAACGGGTTGATTCCCCTAAGGAGGAAGAGATGAAAGCAACCAAACAAACGGACGCGAAGCGGGCGCTCTGCGAGCGGGCCTACGGGCTCTTTCAGGAATTCCGCGGCGCATACGTGACGGAATGGCAGCGACTGGAGGACTGCGAGCGCATGTACCGCGGCGATCACTGGCACGACGTGCCGGTAACCGACCGCAGCGAGCCGCGCCCCGTTACGCCGATTTTGCAGAGCACGGTGGAAAACGTCAAGGCGGAGCTGATGGACCGCGTGCCGGAGGCCGTGATTGCACCGGAAAGCCCGGCGGACGCGGAGATTGCGCGCGTGATCGAGGCGATCGTCCGGCAGAACCACGATGCGGACGGCTATGTCAAAGAATACCGCAAGCTTGTGCACGACCTGCTCGTCGGCGGGTACTGCGTGCAGGAAGTCGGCTACGACGGCAGCCTCAACGGCGGGCTCGGCGGTGCGTTCGTGCGGCATGTGGACGCGCGCAGTGTCCTCTTTGACCCGCTGACGACAGACCTGCAGGAGAGCCGCGGCGTATTCAAGATTTCACTCAAAACGCGGGAATACATCGCCGCGCATTTTCCAAAGTCCGCGCCGTTTCTGACGGCTGATGCATTCGGCACGCCGGACGCGGTACAGGACGTCGTCCTGCACGGGGACCGCAAGGACGCGATGCTCTTTATTGAGTACTGGTGGCGCGAATACGACGACCAGAACGACCGCTACAGCGTGCATATGGCGCAGATTGCGGGCAATCAGGTGCTCACCGACAGCCGGGACGTAAAGCCCGACGGGTATTTCGAGCACGGGCTGTATCCGTTTATCGTAACGCCGCTGTTCACGCGCAAGGGGTCGTGCCTCGGGCTGGGACTCGTGGACATGTTCGAGACCCAGCAGAAGTACGCCGACAAACTCGACCAGATCGTGCTCAAAAACGCGCTGATGGCCTCCCACAACAAGCTGCTGGTCACCGAGGCCAGCGGGTTCGATGTGGACGACCTGCGCGACTGGTCGAAGGAGGTGCACCGCGGCGAGAGCCTTTCGGGTGTTACGTGGTTTTCCACGCCGCCGCTGCCCGCGTATGTGATCGGCTATATCCAGAGCATCCGCGAGAGCATCAAGGAAGAGAGCGGCGCAAACGACTTCAGCCGCGGCCTGTCCACCGGCGGGGTCACGGCGGCCTCGGCGATCTCCGCGCTGCAAGAGATGAGCAACAAGCGCGCGAGGATGGCCGCGCGGCTTCTGCACGAGTCGTTCCGCGACGCGGTGCGGCTGGAAATCGAAGTCGAGCGCGAATTCCATTTCTTTTCGCGCAGAGTGAACGTGACGGTGGACGGCGAGGTGAAGGAATACACCTTTGAAAGCGCGATGCTCATGCGCCGCGTGCCGGGCAACGTCTACCTGCCCATCGAGTTCTTCATTTCGGTCAAGGCACAGCAGGAGACGCGCTATACCGCCATGAACCAGAACGAACTGGTGCTGCGCATGCTGCAGTCCGGCATCATGAAGCCCGTGCAGGCGGTCGAACTGATGATGTTCGACGGCAAGGACGAACTGCTCAAGCAGTTGCGCGAACAAAGCGAAGCGCAGCAGGCCGAGCAGGCCAAACAGGCCGCGCAGCAAAGCCGCGAGGGGCAATCCAAGCAGGCAAAACAAGTTATGACAGGGAGGAACACATGAAACCCAGAAAAAACGCGATCGAGCAGAGGCTCGGCAGGGCGCAGGCCGCGCCCGGGGAACAGGCCGCATACGGAATGCAGGCCGCGTATGGCGCGCAGGATGCGCCCAACGCATCCGGCGCGCAGCAGGACACGGAATTCGACGCTCTGGTGGACGAACTCGCCGGGCTGATCGGCGAAGGCAAACTGCCGGAAGGATTCGACCTGAGAAGCGCCGTTTCCGATCCGGCTCTGGTCGCCCTCATGCAGCAGTACGGCGCGGCGGCGGGCATCCGCATCTACGCGGCGGAGAAAAAGGCCGAGGCGGCGGAGCAGAGCGCCATGCAGCGCGCGAGCGCCGAAGTGCAAAAGCGTGCGATGCTGCCGAGGAGCTCGCGCGGCGGCAACGCGACCGCAGGGTCGCCCAACTACCGCTCCATGAGCAGCGAAGCGTTCCGCGAGCTGCTCCAGCAGATGAAAAAGACCGCCCGCGACGGCGGCAGGACCAGACTGTAACACGGAGGAAAACAGATGAGCAACATCAACACGACCGTCAATACGGCGGCCACCACCTTCAGCAACAAGACGTTTTATGACCGCGCGCTGCTCGAGATCGCCAGAACGCGGCTCATGCACGCCAGCTACGGCCAGAAGCGCAGCATTCCGCGCAATTCCGGCAAGCGCGCCGAGTTCCGCAGATATGAGCTCTTCACGCCGGACGCGGACGCGCTGGTGCTTGAAGAGGGCGTAACGCCCGCCGGACAGAGCCTCTCGCAGAGCAAGATTGAAGCCGAGGTCAAACAGTACGGCGCATATGTCGAAGTCAGCGACCTGCTCGACCTGACCGGCTACGACCCGGTGCTTGGCGAGAGCACGGAACTGCTCGGCGAGCAGCTCGGTACCGTTGTGGAATGGGTCACGCGGGACGCGATGTGCGCCGGCACCAACGTGCAGTACGCCGGCGGTAAAACCAACCGCCTTTCGCTGGGCGCGGACGACAAACTGACGGTCACGGAAATCCGCAAGGCCGTACGTTCGCTCAAAAAGGCGAAAGCGCGCATGTTCAACGCCACGAGCGACGGAAAGAGCCGCAAACCGCACTTTATCTGTATCTGCTCGCCGGACGCGACGTACGATCTCCAGAGCGACGCGCTCTGGCAGGACGTTTCCAAGTATTCGGACGTGGAACAGATCTATTCCGGCGAGATCGGCCGCCTCTTCGGCGTCGTGTTCGTCGAGAGCACCGAGGCCAAGATTTTTCGCAGAGCGTGCTGACCACCGTCGCCTCGCACGAAGCGGGCAGCGCGGTCGTAACGCTCAACGAGCTGACCGACGCGGCGGCGCTGTATCTCGTTTCCGGTGCGAATATTAAAATCGGTTCCACGGAATACACCGTCGCTTCCTGCGACAAGTCTGCAAAGACCGTTACGCTCTCCGCGGTCGTTTCGAGCGCCATTGCGGCGGGAACGGTCGTCTTCAGCGAAGACGCGGGCGAACTGGACGCGGCCACGAAGAAGGGCATGGACGTCCATGCGACGCTCGTGTTCGGCGCGGACGCATACGGCGTGATCGACGTGGACGGTGAAGGCTGTCTGCAGACGATCGTCAAGCCCTGCGGCAGCGGCGGCGCGGCGGACCCGCTCGACCAGCGCGCCACGGTCGGCGCAAAGGTCGCCGCGTATACGGCGAAAATCCTCAACAATCTCTGGATCGTGCGCATCGAGCACGGCGTGAGCCTGTAACAGGGAACAAAAGGGACCTGCGGGAGGAGTTTTTCCTCCCGCGTCCCGTGGATTTAAAGAAAACAAGGAGGTAACCCATGCAGTATATCACCGAAGCCGAGATCGACGGCATTACGTCCGCAACCGGCAAAGCGCTCGGCAGCGAGCCGAAGGTCACGATCGTTATCCGCCCCGAAAACGGAGAAGCGTTCTGGGAGGGCGGCGTGAACGGACATTTTTTCCGCATCCGCACAAACGAGAGCGTCGCCGTGCCGAAAAGCCTTGCAAGGCTCATCGCGCAGACCCTCGAAGCCTGGCGCGACAAGCTCACGCGCTATCTCAACGACGCGATTATCGACCTGACCAGCGAACTCCAGCCGCGCAGGACGGACGAACTGACGCTCACGGACGGGACGCTGGATTTGAGCGGTCTG